GTCACTCACTGGACTTACAACACCTTTAACAGTCCTTCAAGGCGGTACAGGAGTTACAACCTCTACAGGCACAACAAATGTAGTGTTGTCAAACTCGCCAACACTTGTAACCCCCGCCCTTGGTACACCGAGTGCGGCAGTCTTAACAAATGCTACGGGTCTTCCTATTTCAACGGGCGTAAGTGGTTTGGGTACTGGCGTAGCAACTCTTTTGGCAACCCCCTCTAGTGCTAATTTAGCCGCTGCAATCACTGATGAAACAGGTTCTGGCGCATTGGTATTTGCTACAAGCCCTACGCTAGTAACCCCTATTCTTGGAACTCCTACTAGCGGCACTTTAACGAATGCAACGGGTCTGCCTATCAGCACAGGTGTTTCGGGGCTTGGAACAGGTGTAGCAACCTTTCTAGCAACACCTAGTTCAGCAAATCTAATATCTGCTGTAACAGATGAAACAGGCACAGGATCATTAGTCTTTGCAACTAGTCCAACATTGGTCACACCTGCATTAGGAACACCATCTGCTTTAGTTGGTACAAATATCACGGGAACGGCATCTGGTCTTACAGCGGGTAATGTCACGACAAATGCTAATCTAACAGGTGCTGTTACTTCTGTTGGTAATGCAACTTCATTAGGTTCATTTACATCTGCTCAACTAGCAACAGCTTTAACAGATGAAACAGGAAGTGGTGCAAATGTTTTTGCAACAAGTCCAACATTGGTAACTCCTATCTTGGGAACTCCAACAAGTGCAACATTGACGAATGCAACGGGTCTGCCTTTGTCAACTGGTATAACAGGCACTTTGCCTGTAGCCAATGGTGGAACAGGACAAACTTCTTATACAGATGGTCAATTGCTGATTGGTAACACTACAGGAAATACACTAACTAAAGCTACTTTGACAGCAGGTTCTGGTATTACTGTAACCAATAGTGCGGGTGGTATTACTATTGCGTCTACTGGTGGTGGATCGGGAACAGTAACAAGTGCCTCTGTTGTATCTGCCAATGGTTTTGCAGGAACAGTAGCTACAGCAACAACAACACCCGCTATAACTTTATCAACATCTATTACAGGTGTTATTAAAGGAAATGGAACAGCAATATCTGCGGCTACTGCGGGCACTGATTATGTGACCCCGACAGGCACAGAAACTCTGACAAACAAGACGCTGACAAGCCCTGTACTAACAACCCCTCAATTGGGAACACCTGCAAGTGGTGTTTTAACTAACGCTACAGGTCTTCCTTTAACTACTGGTGTAACAGGAACACTTCCTATTGCTAATGGTGGTACTGGTGCATCTACTTTGGCAGGGGCTAATATTCCTGTTGTCAATGTTGCCAACACATTTACAGCGACACAGACCTTTGCTGGCTCATCTTCAGTGCTAGCAGAAGTCTTGAGCAATGCGGCAGAGATAGCCACAGTATCAGCTACAGCGGCTACAGGAACAATCAACTACGATGTAACCACTCAATCGGTTATTTACTACACCAGCAACGCAAGTGCTAACTGGACAGTTAACTTCAGAGCCTCATCAGGTACATCTTTGAACACTGCCATGTCCACGGGTCAGTCTGTGACTGTGGCTTTCTTGGTGACTCAAGGTGCTACTGCCTATTACAACTCTGTGGTGCAAGTGGATGGCTCAACTGTTACTCCTAAGTATCAGGGCGGTACAGCGTATGCGGCTGGTAATGCAAGTGCAGTTGATGTGTATATGTACACGATCATCAAAACGGGTAATGCGGCATTTACTGTGTTCACTTCACAGACCAAGTTTGCTTAAAGGAAAACCATGCCATTAGTACAAACAAGGGGTGCGGCTTCTGCTCAAGGCTTTGGGGAGTTTGCTCAAGCATCTGCTGTGCCTAATTACATTGAGGATGTGTTCTCCTGTTTTCTCTACACAGGTACAGGTGCTACACAGACCATTACCAATAATATTGACTTGTCTACCAAAGGTGGGTTAACTTGGATAAAAGGCAGAAGTGGCGCAACTGGTCATCGTTTAACCGATACCGCAAGAGGTGTTACAAAATCACTTGCATCTAACTCTACTGCCACAGAAGCAACTGAAAGCACAGGATTAACTGCGTTTAGCACAACTGGATTTACGATTGGTGCTGATGCGGATTACAACACATCTGCGGCTACTTATGTTTCATGGACATTCCGCAAGCAACCAAAGTTCTTTGATATTGTGACTTATACGGGAAATGGAAGCACAAAAACAATTAGTCATTCTCTTGGTTCTGTACCAGGTTGCATTATTGTTAAAGATACATCTGACACTTTTTCGTGGGTTGTGTATCACCGAAGCAATGGCAACGACAAAGTAATGTATTTAGATGGTACGCAAGCTGTATCAACAGATGCAAATGTTTGGAATTCATACACACCAACAGCAACTGACTTTCAAGTTGGTGGTTCATCGTTTTCAAATTCTAATGGCGATACTTACGTTGCATACATATTTGCCCACAACGCAGGAGGCTTTGGCCTAACTGGTACAGACAATGTGATTTCGTGTGGGTCTTATACAGGTGGTGGTGGTGTTGACACAATTACATTAGGATACGAACCTCAATGGATATTAACAAAAGGCAGTAGCGCACCGGGTCAGCCTTGGATTATCACGGACAATATGCGTGGTATGTCCTACACCAATAATGCGGAATTAGTGCCAAATACGTCAGCGGCAGAATCAGACCCCGGAAGTTATATTAGACCAACAGCAACAGGTTTTACTGTAGAGCCGGGATTTTATGGCACAGGCGCAACCGTCATCTACATAGCCATTCGCAGAGGCCCGATGAAAGTGCCTACTGTGGGGACTAGTGTGTTTGCGTCTATTGCACGAACTGGAACAGGAAGCGCAACAACTGTTTCTGGTGTTGGATTTACTCCAGATATGCTAATTGACACTAATCGTACAAAAGCATTAACAGACCAAAATTATTTAACAGACAGATTGCGTGGTTTGGTTAAAAGCCAAACAGATTCTACTGACGCTGAGAATAATTGGAATGCAACATCTTTCCTTGGTTTTACTATGGATGGAATGAATGTTGGTGCTGATGGTGGTGGTTATATCAACGGAGTAACGCCCTATATCAATTGGTTCTTTAAACGCGCCCCCAGCTTCTTTGATGAGGTTTGCTATACAGCGACGGGAGCTGGCACGCAAATATACACTCATAATTTAGGTGTAACGCCTGAAATGATGATTGTTAAGTGTAGAAGTAATAACGGAACATATTGGCTTGTGTATCAAAATTCTTTAGGTTTGTTTGGTGGAACTTACCCAAATTATTTGAGTTTAAGTGACCCTGACCCTAAATTTAATGGCGCTAGTAGTGTGTTTGGGACTGTTCCAACTTCAACTCAATTTACTGTTGGTGCAAGCGGTGATGTTGGTGCATCGGGGCGCACTTACGTTAATTATCTATTTGCCACTTGTGCAGGTGTTTCAAAAGTAGGCTCATATACAGGAACAGCCACTACAAAACAAATTGATTGTGGCTTCACAGCGGGTGCTAGATTTGTTCTTATCAAGCGGACAGACTCAACTGGTGATTGGTATGTCTGGGATACAGCACGTGGAATTATTGCTGGCAATGACCCTTACTTACTTTTAAACAGCACAGCCGCTGAAGTAACCTCTACAGACTATGTAGACACATACAGCGCAGGGTTTGAACTTAGCTCAACTGCTCCAGCCGCTATAAATGCAAGTGGTGGAACATTCATCTTCTTGGCAATCGCATAAGGAACATCATGCAAATCAGAACACAATCAGGCGCAGTCATGTACGAAGCAGAATTTCGTGCATACACAAAAGCCAATGGTGGCCCATCATGGGAGACAACAACAACTGAAGTCCTAGAAGCTTTAGGTGCTGATGTAGTCTTTGAAGGCGCACAAGCCACAGGCGGTACTGTTTACCAATACTCTCAAGCCTCTGGTGTTGAGCAGATTGATGGCAAGTGGTATACCAAGTATGTGCTTGGCCCTGTCTTTACAGATACTACTGTTGAGGGCGTAACAACTACAGCCCTTGAGCATGAGACTGCTTACAAGGCCACTAAGGATGCTGAACAGGCTAAGAGTGTTCGTCAGACTCGTGATGACAAGCTGAAAGAGACTGATTGGATTGTTATTAAGAATCTTGAATTGAATGCCAACATACCTGGTGTATGGGAAGTTTATCGCCAAGCATTGAGAGATGTTCCTTTGCAGAGTGGTTTCCCTTGGACAATTACATGGCCTGTTGAGCCACAATAAGGAGCAATCATGGCTGTAACTAGCGCACAAATTGTAGATTTTCTGCTTGCTAATCCAGGCATGACTGATGCC